CGAACGTTTTCAAACTTGAGGTTCGTGATGAAGATAGCAGAACCATTGAAGTTGAAGCTGTTCGGAATACCCTCGTCACGCAGCAGGCGCGAGTCCGAGTTCCAGCAGATGCGCCGGCGCTTACCACTGTCAAGAGCAGCCTTAAGAATGTTCAGGGCAAGTTCATCAGCAAACACGCTATCGCAATCGTCAAACACGAGGACGTTCTTCTTGTCGCTGTAGCGATACAGCTGGGCATACAGACCGAGTGCAGTCATAGCACCCTTAACAACTTCATAGCGAAGCTTCTTGCCTGCAATCTTGTCAAACATAGAAGCCTTTTCAAGCTGTTGTTCAACACCAAACGACTTACCAACACCCGGAGGGCCCGAAACGATCATCGCACGAATGTCGCCGTTGATGCAAGCAGCCGACATTTCATCAAGGATCTGAAAACGAGTAGCAATACGATCCATTGCTTCTTCATCAGTTTCAGTAACGGTAGCAGTCGGGGTAGCATCACCGTCAAGGAATTCAACATCGCTAGTGTCAGCGATCTTGATGCGAACTTCATCAATGTTTACGGGGAAAGCACCGTCATTCTTGACAGTCACGAAAGTACCCTTCTTACCAGTCTGAAAACCCTTGACGAGAGTAAACTGGCTGTCGATGACCGGGTTGTTACGATATTCACCGTTCTTGATGAGAATGCGAGACATATGAATTCCTCTGTGATGTGTTGATATATTAGTTATAACAAAATGGGCATCCGAAGTCAACCAAAAAGTTGCCTCGGATGCCAGTTTTTATCCGTTCAAGCGAGCCTGAATTTCAAGAAAGAATTGATTGTACTTTGCCATACGTTCAATGTCCTTCTGTGTGACGCCCTTGAGACGACGGATATCAGTGTTGTGACGAAGATCACAAAGCTTAACACGCATTGCATCCTCGTTGGCAAACACTACTTCCTTGTATTCATCGTAGGTCTGACCGGGCTGCTTAGTCAGCGCCTTAACTCCGTTGATCACCCGTTCAGTGCAACCGATTGCTTCAAGGTCTTTCCAAGTGGTTTTGGTATCTTCAACAACATCGTGAAGCAGTGCCATACACTGTAGTTCTTCATCGTCGGTCTTGAGATAATGCATGACCTTTAGCGGGTGAAGAATGTACGGGTTGCCACCCCTGTCAAACTGACCTGCGTGAGCATTCGTAGCGAGAACTAGGACTTTGCCGAGTAGTTCACCTTTTTTCATATATGCTCCTTTCTCTGTCTATAATTAACAATAGCAAATCGTAGGAGATATGTCAACCTCTTTATGGCTTTTTATTATTCATCGTAGACAAGACTGACAGTGCAAATGATGCTAGGATCAATGTCAATACAAATGTAGCAGCACCATAGACTGCTAAGAACCATTGTGTTAGGACAACGATTACTGCCATAAGAGCAACCAAGCCAAACAACGCTGATAGTGTTTTGATGAGAACAAAAATTCCACTAGACCATCTGTTTGCAGTCTGCTCCAGTGCGGATAAAAAATTAGTAAGCCAAAGCTTTACTTGCTCACTGTTCCAATTGCTGTTCATAATGAGATATCTCTTCCTTTAATTTGAGTTTACGCTTTTTTAACTCTTGGATTTTTAAATCATCAGCGTGAGTGTAAACAAGCTGATTTATTTCCAATTCTAAATGATGATGCCTATGCTTTAATTCTGCAATGTGCAGTTTTAGTTTATCACACTTCATTGTAGTCCTTCTTTAATGCTTCTACAGTTCTATAATGCTCAACCATCTTATCATAGTTGTCGTAATTAACTGCTTGTAGTTCAGGATACTTTCGCTCAAGGTCACGATCAGTCATATCCAACCGATATCTAAACCAACGATCTTCGTACCCATGCGGGTCAACAAATTCTTTGAAAGAAATATAGGGCATTTTCTGAAACTTATCATTTCCAAGATTAAATGACATATGTTCAGTAGATTGAATCATTCTACCATCACCCTCGCATGTACTACAAGGGGTTCGGTATGTGCTATACTCTCTCTTATGATAGTCTGTCAATTCGTCCTTCTCAAAGAATCCAAATCCATTGCAACGATCACACAGAATGACTTTGTTAGACCTTGACATAGAACCAGTGATGGTCTTTGGTAGATCATCAAGTTCAATCTTCTGGGACATTGATTTCCCAACCACTAGCTTCGTAATATGCCCAAGTGTCCTTGTTTTTCTTTTGGAAGATAGCTTCAATATAGGTTACGTTATTCTTGATATGATGCTCCCACAAGTTAGTGATGGGATTATTCTTGAGAAGCGGTAACATGATACGGACGCCATTTGTATCTTGAAACCAGTATTCATTTACAACTGAACGCTTGCGTCCATTATGAACCTTATTAATAAAGGATAGTGCTATTGTGCCTTCAACTCTACTAGGGCCCTTAACTTCCGAATATTCTCCACCAAAAATCTCTGTCAACGACATATCATATTCATAGAAGTAAGGAAGCTTGTAGATCATTCCTACAAACTTGGAAGTTACGCGGCTAGGAGAGTCAGTTAGATAGGTCAACAAATCTGTTCTATATCTAGTAAAGTGTTCATTGCGTAGTTTGGCAACAAGCAACTTTGACTTATAATAAGACCTAACAATCTCTGCAAAAACACGATCCTGATCGGTAATCTTAGATGCAATCTTATCAGTGTGTTCGGTCAATGACCAGTTTCTATACTGGTAGCCCTTCTCTGCATCCTTGGTCAAGCGATAAAGTGTGCAACTGACAAGCAGTGGATCTTGTGTAAAGTTATACACGATATCCGGATCGTTATCAGCAACGGAAGTTGTCAACAAATCGTCCCAATTTTGGACTATAGATACATTAATCTTGCTCATATTTTTACACTATCTTATATCGTGCCAAGTATCAATAGCTAGGTTACCCAATTGATACATCTTCCATACCAGCAGTTCGTAGACGGACAATGTGCCCTAACTGCCACTGTTTGGCGTCAATTCCTTTAATCACGCCAGTCCATTTATTACGAAGCAATGCTACTTCGTTAATCAAGACTTCATAATCAATAACCTCATCTTCGCCGTCAACATATTTTTCGGCAATACGTTCGGTCAATTGTCTGTTATATGCTTCTAGATATTTTTTATAATGCTTTCTACGAATCTTGCGTAACTGGATTTCTAGGTACCGTAATACCGCCTCAATCTCTTGAAGTTGATTGAAGCGATACTCCGTGACTCCGGGTAGTGCAGCAATGTTCTTTTCAACATTGCCGTACACCTTTACATCATTACGTGCGGATAACAATTCATTTTCATAATGGGTTATGAAGTCAGGAATGTGACTTAAATCACTTGTTATCTTACTATACCAGGTCATTAGTATGGATCGTCGTCGTAATAATCGTCTTCGTCGTAGTAATCGTCTTCGTCAAAATCATCAGTTTGATCAAAGAGTACTCCTGATTCGGGTGTTTCTAGATAAAATTCAAGTGCTTCCTTGATATCCTTGTCACCTCTAAAAGTATTCTTGATTTCGTGTGCTGAATAATCTTCTTCAACTAGGTAATTAACTAGTGTTTCGGCTGCACCATCTACATCGCCAGCTTCAATACTAGACTTAAGAAGCTTCCAAACTTCACCGATTAATCCAATGCTCATTCTGCTAACTCCTTAAACTCAACTTTCAATTCATTCATTACTTCTTGAAAATCATTTTCAGGGAATGCCATACGACCCAAGTTAAACATTCTTCTACATAGCCGAACATTTTCTTTACTGTAAGGTCCGGCATTGTCAAGACGTTCGGGACTAATAGCGAATGGATGATGTTTAATTTTATTGTAGTTTGGGTCTAAAGGAAGACCTGACCAATAACACTTTCCACCTTGTTCACTGAACATATCTACTAGATCCTGAGGGGTTATAGTGACCTCTTTTACTGGACGACCAGAGACTCGGTTCCTTCCCATACTATATGCAATGCCGGATAGCATCTTCTTTGCCAAACTAAGTTCCATCATTCTGCGCTGTCCTCTTCTTCAATCAGAGTAGCAGCAGTCTTGGCAGTCTTAGCTTCAAACTCAGCCATGATTGTATCCAAACAACCATCATCGTTTGCTTCCCAAGCCTTACGGAACTTCTTGATGATAGAACCATCAAGCTTAGTATAAACAAGACTGTTGCCTTCCTTACTTACCATGCCCATTGATTCTGCCATGTCAAGCATACCCGAATAAGGATTCATACCAGTTTCGTATGGAATCTTAATCTGCACGGATTCGAAGGGCTTTGCATAGCGGGTCTTCATGACCTTACAAGCACTACGAATACCACGAACGTCACTGACCTTGTTACCTGATTCGTCTTCCTTAAGCTTAAGCTTACGCATAGCTACCACGATAGACGAAGCATAGATGAAGCCCTGACCACCTGAAATCTTATCGTCAGGGTCAAACATATCCTGCGATGCATAAGTGTGGTTAGTAGCAACAAGACCGACGTTGTTTGAACCAAACATGTTTACGCAGTTACGAACAAGTGCAGTCAATGCTTTGGGCTTACGACCCATGTCACCCTTCATGTCACCGGCTTCAAACTGATTAACATCAGTCGGAGTTAGCAACATGCCAAGCGAGTCAATGACGAACAGAACCTTAGGCTTGTCTTCTTCATTCATGGCTTTGTAGCCCTTCATGAATTCGCTGATAGTCTTAGCAACATCATCAATCATTGCCATGTTCAACTTGAGGAGCTTATCCTCAGCAGTATCTACACCAAGAGCGTGAAGCCAGGCTTCGTCAAGTGCGTTTTCGCTGTCAATCAGAACAACATAGATACCCTGCTCTTGAGCATGGCGTACTAGGTTGCCCGAACAGATGTAGCTCTTACCTGATCCAGACTCTCCGGCAAAGACAGTAACTTTACCAAGAGGAATCCCCTTATTAAAATCTCCACTAATTCTATAATTGAGTGCATAATTACCTGTACTTACCCAATCGGTTGGGTCGTTAAATCCGATACTAAGGCCGTCAATCGCCTTAGTAATGTCCTTGCGGAACTTACTAATATCAAATGGCTTTGCCACTATTTTCTCCTGTTATCTTACAATTTGTTTTAACTTATCACCCGTTGAAGTTTTTTCAAGCACTTCGGGACAATTTTCTGCTAGTTCATCTAAGTGACTATCCCATGGATAATGACGTAGAATAGTTCTAGCACGGTCACGAATGATACTTGGTACTCTGGGTGTTTTGCCAGGATCGCAAAGTTCTTCTAAAAGCTTTCTGCTTTGCTTCAAGGCTCTATATCTTTCATTTGGTAATGTCATATAAACCTCCTGTCAAATGGGGAGGACTAAGCCTCCCCTATCTAAGTTTTACTTAGACTGACGGGCGCGGATCATTGCAAGAATGTCCTGAGCCTTGTCGCTTGATGTGTCCGACTTAGGAACAACTACTGGATCAGTTGCAGCCGGTGCTGCATCTTCGTCCCAAGGAACATCATTGTTGACTGCTGGAGCAGTTTGGGTAGTGCTGGTTTCAGCAGTCACCGCTGGTTCGTCCTGTGCTGCTCCAGCTGGGGCCTCAAGTCCATAAGGACGATAGTAAGCGCCCCACTTATCAGGATCATATGCACGACCATCAACAGATGCTTCAAACATTTCCTTGATAACACGAAGTTCTGCTTCGCTTGGCTTCTTCGGTAAGAAGTCCTTAAGATTGAAAAGACCATGTGCTTCAATAGCAGCAAGTTCTGCCTCAGTCAACGGGGATTCCTTACGGGCCCAGTTAGAAGTTGAGTAGTCAGCATAACCACCCTTTGAAGTCTTCTTGATGTTGAAGTCAAGACCACGAGCGTAATCAGTTGGCAATTCTTCCAACTCAGGATCCATCAATGATGCCTTGATTACAGTCTGAATCTGAGGACTGATTACGAAGCGACGAATAGGATTAGCCGGAGTTGCATCATCACCGAGAGGGTTTGCACGAACGAAGCCCTGATAGAGATAAGAACGCTTCTTCCAATACTTGTTAGCGAGGTCCTTAAGAGTGTCATCCTTGTACCAAGGACGAACTTCTGCGAGAACGGGGCAGTTGTCGCCATACATTTCTACGCAAGGAACCTGAACGATTACCTGCTTAGCATCTGGCTGACCCTTAATGCCATTGAACGGAAGCTTAATGATCTGACGTTCAACCCAGAAAAAGTCGTTGGTGTTGTCGGCGTCAGGAAGGAAACGCACTGTTGCAGTTGCGCCTTCCGAAATATTCCAATGTGGGTAAATTGCATTATCAGACTGAGTACGTGGACCGTTGTTCTGATTCTTGTTTTCTTGGGCTGCCAAACGAGCCCGGATTTCTGCTAGACTTGCCATTTTGTTTTTCTCCTTTTAAATGTGCCTAAGTTGAGCCTAAATGTGTTTTTATGTTTGTTGTTTGGAGACAACTTCAACACAAGTTATGTTATAACTCATGTCAGAAGTATTTACAATAGAATTGGGTGCATAATATAATATTATATTACACTATGTACCCAATTTGTTATTATCTTTTGAAAAGTGCCATTTCTATGATACGAGCTAATTCTGGATCAATCTCTGTTGATTCGCTGGCACCAACTAATTTACCGATATTGTTGTTCTTTACCTTCTCAGTAGGACCAAGTTGACCTACACGCTTTTGTTCTGGACC